TTAGCCCAAAGCCTTCGATTGCTCAGGAAGAAATCACCAGCCGTAAAATTAATCGTTTCTTATGCTGACAGCGAGCAAAATCATAACGGTATAATTTACCAAGCGACAAATTGGATTTATACCGGATTCTCTACCGATTCTAATTTAGTAATTGACGGACAAAGAAAACACCGTCGAACCATCATCAGCAAATATGGTACGTCCTCAGCCGAAAAAATTCGCACTTTAGGTCATTCAGTAGAAGTAATAAGAACAAAGCCGAAATGGAAGTATATTTATCCATTGATTCCAGCAGATAGACAGAAATATGAGCATTTAAGCAAACCATACCCACGCGGTTGAAGCATTGTGGCGATGCGCCCGGCATCCAGCCGGGAGAGGGCAGTTCGATTCTGACCCTACCGCTCAACTTTTAGAAGATGGAAGCCGTAAAACTGAACAATTTAGACAGTAAAAAAGCAGCGATGCTCGAAGCCTTAGACAAGTCGTTGGGTATCGTTTCCACGGCTGTTAAGATGGTCGGAATATCTCGAGGCACTCACTACAACTGGTTGAAAGATGATCCGGAATACAAAAAGGCGGTGGACTCTATCCAAGACGGCGTTATCGACTTCGCAGAAAGCCACCTCTACAAGCTCGTAAAGGAAGGCAACCCCGCTGCGACTATCTTCTTTCTAAAGACCAAAGGCAAGAAGCGCGGATACATAGAACGGCAAGAGATAGAGGTACAAGAGAAGAAGCCCCTCTCGTGGTTGGATGAGTAAACTACCTGCCACATATTACCACGTCAGGAACTCAAAGAAACGCATCCAGGTACACCAAGGCGGGACGCGATCGGGCAAGACGTACTCGATACTTCAAAGCCTCATAGAACTCTGCTACAAGAACTCCGGCCTTGTGGTTACCATTTGCCGGAAGACCTTCCCCGCCCTCCGTGCTACGGCGATGCGGGACTTCTTCGAGATACTCGAAAACGAGGACGCGTATAACGTCGAACTACACAACAAATCGGAAGCTACCTACCAGCTTTGGGGAAACCTTGTGGAGTTTATTTCGGTGGATCAGCCGCAGAAGGTGCGAGGCCGAAAGCGGGACGTTCTCTTTATCAACGAAGCCAACGAGATAACCCTCGAAGATTGGCGGCAACTTATCCTAAGAACCACCGGGAGAATCATAGTAGACTTTAACCCCTCAGATGAATTTCATTGGCTTTACGACTTACCAAACCGCGATGACTGCGACTTCTTCAAAACCACGTATAAAGACAACCCGTTCCTACCGCAAAGTGTACTCTTGGAAATTGAACGCTTCAAAGAAGCAGACGAGAACTTCTGGAGGGTATACGGACTCGGAGAGCGAGGAACATCCCGAGCGACCATCTTCACCCACTGGAAAGAAATAGACCAGGTACCAAATGAATTTAAACTCCTCAACATCGGACTTGACTTCGGATATACGAACGACCCCACCGCCATCGTCCGAGTGTACACCGACGGCCACGGATTCGCAGTCGACGAGCTTTGCTACGCGACGCGACTCACTAATAGCAATATCGCACAAATGCTCCGAGATAATAACGTCGATAGATCGGATGTTGTCGTTTGTGACTCCGCAGAGCCAAAGAGCATCGACGAGATACACGGCCACGGATTCAATACTCACGGAGCAAGAAAGGGAAGAGATTCGGTTAGAAGCGGAATCCAGTTCCTCCATTCGCGCCCGCTACTTGTCACGGCGCGGAGTGTGAACCTGATTAAGGAGCTTCGCAACTACAAATGGAAGGAGGATAAGAACGGCAAGCAACTAAACGAACCCGTAGACCAATTTAACCACGCTATCGACGCGATGAGGTATGCAATCACTTTCAACCAGACCAACCCGAATTTTGGCTCTTACGCTATCGGGTAAGGAAACCGAACAAAGCAAGTTATTTAAACGATGGAATTACGCCTACCGCATAGATGGTCAGACCTCACCCTCGGTGAGCTTCAGGTTATGATGACAAGCGAGAACCAACTCGAACGCATCTCCATTTGTACAGGGCAATCCGTAGACAAACTACGGACGATGCCTCAGAAGCTCATAGAAGCCGCTACAGCGCACCTCGATAAACTCCTTACCCAAGAAACCGCACGATTCGAGAAAGTGGTTGAGATGGGCGGAAAACGCTTTGGCTTCGTTCCCGATTGGGACGCGTTCACGGCGGGGGAATGGATCGACCTCGAAAACTACCTCGAAGACTTCTGGAAGAACGCTCACAAAGTGATGGCGGTTCTCTTCCGGGAGGTTACCTACGAACTCGGAGACAAATACGAGGTGAAGAAATACACCGCGAAAGAAGACTCTTCGATATTTGAGGAGATGCCCGCCGACCTCGTATCCGGTACGCTGCTTTTTTTTTGGACTACCAGAAACGAACTGCTTCTCGATATGAAGTCCTCTTTACTGGAGGTAGCGGGGGCAGCGATCCGGTCGGCGAAAAGTGGGGCTGGTATCACGTCCTCCACGCCCTCGCAGGAGAAGACCTCCTCAAGATGGACAAGGTTACGGAACTCCCTATACAAGTGGTATTTCAACACCTTTCGTATTTAAAAGACAAGCTCGCAAATGATTACGTTCAATAACATAGTAGAACGCTTTAAGGTATTCGCAGACGCGCACTTCTTCATCAAGTCGTTTTCGTTCGGTTCACCTGATGATGTAGACCTCGCAAAGTTTACGAACTTCCCGCTAATGCACCTGGTTTATACGGGAGCCACTTACGATCCGGGAACGAAGACGTACAATCTCGAAGTATATATCCTCGATGTACCCGCCGATAAGACGAAGAAGGTAGACCGGCAGAAGGAGGTAGTAAGCGATGCGGAGCAATGCGCGGAGGACATTATCGCAGACATCAAGAACGGCGGAAACATCTTCTTATTCGCCCAAGATTACGAGGTTGTAAACGCTACCACTACTCCTCTCGAAGAAGAAACGAAGAACGTACTCTCCGGGGTGCTGCTCGACTTGTCCGTTTCCATCCCTTACGAATGGGACGCTTGTAACGCACCTATTGACGGGGTTAGCCCCGAAGGCGGGGACGAAGTAGCGTATGCCCGAAGGGGTATCCTTCGAATGTTGACGGTCGATGGTGCTACCGATGTCCTCAGCGTTCGCACGATCAAAGTAACGAACGGCACCTTAACCGATAACGGCGACGGAGTAGTTACCCTCGATACCGGAGGAGGAGGGGCGCAATCCCTCGACGATTTATCCGATGTTGATATTGTGGGCACTCCATCGGGCGGGGATGTACTTTCGTACAATAGCGGAACGACCAAGTTCCAACTGAACCCAGGGCTGCAACAACTGCTCGCAAACTTCAAATCGAGCGGTACGGGCGCGCAGATGTTCGACACGCTCAACGATACCACAAAAGGTAATATAGACTTGCAAGCTACCACGGCTGCAATGAAGGTAAACCTTACGGGTATATCCATAACGGAAAGCTCGCCGGGTGTAGTAGATATTACCGTTGCAACGGACTCCGACGGATCCGCAGAATTTACCGCGATTCGAATACAAGGGACGACGACCGAAGACGTAGCGGAAACGATTATAAAGAGTGGTAACACATTCAAGTTTGAGGATTCGAGCGGAGATAAGATTTGGCTTCGAGCGCCGAACGCATCGGGCGATATTACCGTTTTGCTACCCGCTATTACCGGAACGCTCGCACTTACGAGCGATATATCCCAAGATTCAGCGGTTCAAGCGAATACCGCGAAGACTTCTTTTCCGGGTTTTGGAACGACCGCAGGAACAGCCCTCGAAGGAGATACCTCGCTCTTGCAATTGGGAACTACAAGTACGACCGCACTTGCAGGAGATACCACGACAATAAGCACGGCACAAGCCGACGCAATAACAGCCAACACCGCGAAGGTTAGCTATACAGACGCAGCTGCTGTAGCTGCAAACACCGCTAAAACATCGTTTCCCGGTTTTGGCACCTCAGCGGGCAAAGCCTTAGAAGGCGATACTGCATTGCTGCAATTAGGTACGTCCAGCACAACGGCTTTAGCAGGTGACACGACTACGATAACGACAGACCAAGCCAACGAAATAACGGCGAATACAGCAAAGAACAGTTATCCAAGCGCAGACGCTACGAAGCTCGCAGGCATCGAAACCGGAGCGCAAGTGAATACCGTTGATGACGTAACAGGCGGAACGGGATTAACGGCAAGCCCTAGCACCGGAAACGTAGTAATAAATCTTGATGACACGGCAGTAAGTGCGGGTAGCTACACAAATGCAGATATAACGGTAGACGCACAAGGCAGAATTACAGCGGCAGCAAACGGAACACCGGGAGGAGGTGCAGTTGATTCAGTCAATGGTGAAACCGGGACTGTAGTATTGGATGCGGACAATATTGCGGATGCATCTACTACGAACAAATTCACAACAGCGGCAGAGATTAGTAAGTTATCAGGAATCGAAACCGGAGCCGATGTAACGGACGCAACGAACGTAGCTTCTGCGGGCGCGTTGATGGCATCAAGCGCACAACTAACAGGCAACCTCGACACGCAAGCAAACACGATCACAACAACCACAACGAACGGAGATATTAAACTGCTCCCAAACGGTACTGGTTTAGTCGATATACAAGGCGCAACGAATCCAGGTGCTATTCGGTTGAAATGCGAAGACGGCTCCCACGGCGTGACGATACAAAGCCCGGCGCATTCAGCAGGTGCAGATTATACGCTTACTCTGCCAACGACAGACGGCAACGCAAACCAATTACTCAAGACCGACGGCAGCGGGGCTTTGGATTGGGTAGACGATGACGCGGGGGTTACAAGCATAACCGCAGGGGTAGGTTTAGACGGCGGGACGATTACCGCGACCGGGACAATAGATCTTGCAAATACGGCAGTTACCGCGGGCAGTTACACTTCCGCAGATATTACTGTTGATGCACAGGGTAGAATTACCGCTGCTTCAAATGGAACCGGAGGCGGTGGGGGTGGTATTTCGCATATTGTAGAAGATACCACTCCGCAACTCGGAGGCGACCTCGATACGAACACGAAAAACATCTTGTTCGCTAAAACGTCCGCAACCGATTACAGCAGCAACGGCGACATCGTAAAAATCGGTACGGGATCCACAACGCAAGGCGCGTTGCACTACCTCAACAGCAGCGGAGGATGGACACTTGCCGACGCAGACGCAACGGGTACAGCGGGGGGTGTTTTGTTAGCCCTCGCATTGGGAACCGATCCGGACGTTGACGGGATGTTACTGCGCGGGATGTTTACGCTCGACCACGACCCCGGAACGATCGGGGAAGAGTTGTACGTATCGACCACGGCGGGAGACATTACCAGTACCGCACCTTCGGGAACGGGGGATATCGTTCGCGTCGTTGGTTATTGCCTCGATAGCACGAACGGTCAAATTTGGTTCAATCCGTCGAACGACTTTATTGAACTGGCGTAATGGCTATCGATAAAATCAACGGCACGGCATTTGACAACATCGCCAAACTTGACGGCGTAGAAAAGGCAAGCATTGCTAAGTTCAACAGTCAAGAAGTACCATCCGCTACGCCTGCAATTGTTACGGCAGATTTAATTGCACATTGGGATTTCAACGATTCGAACTTTTGGTCAAGCGGTACGACATTCACAGATTTAGCAAATTCAAACACAGGCAGTTTAAACGGCGGGCTATCAGTTACGACAGGCACACCAAACTACATAAATACAGACGGCGTGAACGACTACGCGGTTTGCGACCTGCCAAATGATTATGGACAACAACAAACGATCGAACAATGGATTCAGTACAGCGGCCAGCAGTTCAGCATGGTAAGAGGATACAGAACTAACTGCTCAACTGCGAACGCAGGATATTGGCCAAATATTACGAGTAGCGGAGCTATTCGATACACTATTGGAGGTGTTTCAAACTACACCCTAACATCAAATAACAACGTCACCACCAATATTTGGTATTGTTTAACTTGGGTACTGAACGGCAACAATATCAAACTATACAAAAACGGATCACAAATCGCCAGCAGTACCATAAGCACCACTCGTCACCCTGTTTGTGCTACTGATTGTAAACTGTCTATTGGTATGATAATAGAAAATAATGGCAGTATCAGCGGTAGTTCTTCACGGGCAAGGTCGCAAGCATTGTCTGAAATCAGAATATACGACAACGATTTAACTGCTGCACAGGTTTTATCTAATTACAACGCGAGAAAGTCACGATATGGACACTAAGTATTTGTTAATAAACATTGATGACGTGGATACGTATTCTTTCCTCAGCACTTACCGAACATCTTTAGACGGTTTGAGATGCATAATTGAATTGGCAACTGATGCAAATGATGCTATGACAAAACAAGAAGTACAGGTTTTTCTATTTGAAAATTACGCTGAATGGACAGAGGAATTCAACGAGCTTTAAGAGTAATCGACGAATCGCAAACGTTTATAAAATAGGTAGTACATAAGAAATGAAGAATCTTAACGAGGTAATCATTCGCTTTGCCGATGAGGTGGTTAAATCCGCTAAACGTCGCCTCGGCGGGCGTAGAATCGGCAAGAACAAGAATTACGGCGTAGCAACCGGAACTCTTAAACGCTCGCTGTCTTACCGCGTCCGGGTACGTGGTAACGAAGTGCGAGAGGTTACCTTCGGGGCAAGGGGCAAAGCCAACAAGTACGCGGCGTTCATCCATTGGGGAGTAAACGGGACGCAAAAGAACCAGAAAAGCCCCTTCTTTCGATTTCGGAAACAACCCCCTTCCAAAGTATTCTTGCCGTGGATCCGTTCGAAGGGCATCCGCCTACGCGATGAGAAGGGACGGTTCAAGAAGCAGAGCCAAAGCAATATGAACTCCCTCGCCTTCTTGATCGCTCGCAGCGTCAAACGTAAGGGAATCGTCGGACTGCGGTTCTATGAAAAAGCCTTTGTTGCTGTCTCCGGTCGCTTCAATAAGCAAATCGGAAACGCGGTAGCGGAAGACATTAAAGACAAGTTCAATTTGAAACTCGGAAATATTACAGTAAAGTAATGGCATCAATCGACAACGGCCCCGCAGGAGGTGAATGGCTACCAGCCGGCCAGAAGCTCCTTTTTACTATCATACCGGACATAACCGTTACGGACGACTACCGCTTTATTGTCCAGGTAGAGGAGAACGGTACAAATATTTCCAAGGTTTACCTTACCCCCAACCCCGCAGATACTGCTTTCTTCGATTTGTCGGAGGTCATCTTGGGACGCTTGGAAGTAGACGCTTTTAAATTTGGGCAGACGGGAACGATTCACTCGCTCAATAACAAGATGTATTCCCGCTCAAATGGAAATATCAAGCGATACCGTTTGAAGGTCGGACACTTCGACGGAAGCACCGAAACACTTGCGGAGGATATTTCGTCGTATTACTACCTCTTCGACGGATACGAACAACTATCCCAAGGGCTGTTCCCTTCGTTCTCGGATTACTACGGTACGGCTACCACAAAAAAGGTATGGTTAACCGATCGCGTACCCGTTAGCAACGTAATAAATGTAAAGGCAGCGATTGAAGATCAAGGGGTTGCTGCCTTCATAAACTCGGACGATACCGGGTCGCTCATTACGCAACTTACCTTCAAGGTTTACGACACGGCAGGGAGTCAGGAAGCGACCCTCGAATACGTGGTAAATAGCACCAACGGCGGCCTCGTTCCTACGACTTCTTGGAGCGACTCCACAACCGACGGTAGCTTGTTGTATGCATACGTTTATCCGGCTTCGTTTGCAGCCCTTACAAGCGCGTTAAACGGCGTTACGGGAGGATGGGGTTATTATGATGTAATTCCGTCCACTTCGGGCGGCCCAACGGGCAACACGCTACGCATTACCAACGACTGCCGACACAATAAGAACGAAGCGGTACAGTTGGCGTGGGCGAATACGCGCGGCGGATGGGATTACCTGCGCTTTAACGGTAAGAAGCAAAAGACGCTTACCAGGGAGGAGAAGACGTATCGAAAGATCGTAGGCGACTACAGCGGCGCACAGTATCAAATTGGCGGAAGCGAGCGACAGATAAAGGCGTATCAACTCGAAGCGAAAGAACGCTACCAGTTGAACGGTATTCTCACGATTGAGGAACTCACGTTGCTTCAATTCTGTATGAGGAGTAAAAACGTAATGGCAGATATTGACGGTTCTTGGGTTCCTTTGACAATCGTACAAAACTCGATGCAGGTAGAAGAAGAAACCGTTTCGAAGGTATTTGTTACTTCGTTCGAAGTTGAACTTGCACAAATCATCCGATGCTAAGACTTACGATCGACGGAAACGAAATAGAGTTGTACGAGAATGAACCCGTGAACCTCTCGTATCAGTTCAGCAACTTGCAAGAAATCAACGCGAGCAGTTCGAACTTTTCGCAGACCTTCCGCGTACCGCTCACCAAGAAGAACCAGGATTACTTCGGCCCGGTAAATGAATTTGGGCTTATTCCCGATTGGGATCCCAAGACCAAAGTAGACGCAGAGCTTACATACAACACCATACCCGTAATGCGGGGCTTCGTCCAGGTGAAAGCGATATACGTTCAGAAAGGCAAGTACGCAGACGTGGAACTCGTATTTTTTGGAGAGACGGCAAACCTATCCCACGATATAGGGGACGCGATGCTTTCCGACCTCGACCTCTCCTCGTACAATCACACGTTGAACTATACTCAAATTGTATTGAGTTGGACGGGTGCGCTTTCGAGCGGTGCGATACGTTACGGCCTCCCGGACAAGGGGCAGAATTGGACAAGCGACACCATTTGGACTACTGACAACCCACTCGAACACGGCGACTTTACACCGTATTTCCGTGTCCCAAAACTATTAGAAGAGATTCTGACGACTGCGGGCTACACGATGGAGAGCGACTTTTTCGACGGGGCTACGGGATTCGAAGAGATAACGGATCTCTATCTGTTGATGAACAACGGAAACCGGACTCCAATAGGCACAACGCCAACCTTAGACGCAGAGATGTTTTGCGGGTATGCTTCTGATGTTACGGGTTTGAGCAGTACCACTTTCGACAATTTAACGGGCTTCTCTGATTCGACACCGTTTTACGATACGGGCGGAAACTTCAACGGCACAACATATACCGCCCCGTTCCGCGCCTTTTACACCTTCCGCGTTTATGTACACGGGGAAATAGACCACCTTACGAATACCACGCTTACAATGCGTTTAGCAAAGGGAGGCTCTACTTTTCTGGCTACAATTATCGACAACTTAACGGGAGCGTTTTTCAACGATGAGGTTTTCGTAAGAACGACAGAACCCATACTGCTCAATACAGGAGATGCGGTCACGCTACAATACGCCCTCTCGAATAGCGGGCATACGGTCGATTTCACCGGAACAAATACTCTTGGTTCCGGGGGTACGGGGTGGCAGGTGTTAGACATTACCGATCCATCGAGCGGGCAAACCGTAGACGTTGCCGCCAATATGCCCGTAATGAAGCAAATCGATTTCGTATCTGGTTTGCAGAAGATGTTCAACCTTGTATTCATCCCGGATAGAAACAACGCGAAGAAGCTGTACGTTGAACCGTTCAACACCTACATAAGCTCGGGAACGTCGAAAGACTGGACAAACCTTATCGACCTTTCGAAAGACATCACAATAGAGCCAACGACCGACTTACAATGCCGCCAATACGATTGGACACACTCGAACGGAAAAGACCTTATTAACGAACGGGTGTTTAAAAGTGCTTCGAGGGTGTATGGTCGATACCGCGTGGATGATCCTCAGAACGATTTCGCATCGGGCACGAAAGAGATTAAAAGCCCCTTCGCTCCCCACGTCGTATCATACATTCCGCAAACTCAATTCGCCGTTCACCGGATGTTGATAGATACCGACCAAGAGAGTAAACGTATTTTAGACCCTCTGCCGCGTTTGGCATTTTGGAACGGAGGAGAACCCGGAAATGTTTACTTGTTCAACGACGCTAATTCCGCTACGGAAAACGCTACGGCGTATCCCGCCTTTTCGCAGTATTCCGACTTAGAAGCAACGGTTACGGATGAGGACTTGGGATATGGCCCGGAACGCCCTTTTCATTTGGTAGAAGCTAACCCATTGAATACGCTTTACTACAAGTACTGGTCGCCGTTTGTGAATCAGTTGTACAGTTCCGACGCTCGCAAGTTAACCGCGTTCTTCCGGTTGACGCGGGCGGACATTGCTTCATTCGAATTCTCGGATAAGATTTACCTCAAGGATACGTATTGGCGGATCCTATCCATCTCTTACGACGCTACATCGGAAGACCTCGCAAAGGTGGAACTCCTGAAGGTGCTTTCAGATATTCGGGACTGTCAATTTCTCCCAACGGGCATTGACAAGGCAGACGGGAAAATACAGTTCTCGAATCCATCGGGGGCAACAGTTGATCAAGTCACGCGCGTTTGTTGCGAGAAGTACGGTTACCGTTACGACAACGCCACTTCGCATTGTTACCAACCATTCGAACAATGAGGAATCTTGACAATCACCGTTATATAGCAGAGGCCATCCAATTACTCCAGGCCAAAGGGGAACGGGTTCGAGTCCCGCTTTGGTTCAAGGTATTGGATTGGTTCTTGACTCTCGTTTACGTTTCCGCGCTTGGATTCGTCATCTATAAAATTGGCAAATGGCTACTCAGCAAGATTACGTTTTAAAGTTTAGCGCGGATACGGGCAACGTAAACAGTGCAATCCAAGACGTTCAAATGGGCGTAGAGGGAACGAGCGGCGCTGTATCTGGGCTTACTAACCAACTCGACAAGATGACGGGCGGAGCCGTTTCCGGCTTCCGCAATCTTACTGGAGGGATTAAGAACGGGGTAACGGGTTTAAAGTCGTTTAAAGTCGCTCTTGCTGCTACCGGAATAGGGCTTCTTCTTGTCGCTATCGGATCGCTTGTTTCCTTCTTCACAAGCACAAAGAGAGGTGCGGAACAACTCAAGGTAGCAACGGCGGCTCTGGGTGCTGCGTTCGACGTTTTGCGCGATCGCGTTTCCAAGATTGGGGGCGCATTGGTGAAGTTCTTTACCGGTGATTTCAAAGGAGCGTTGGAGGACGTAAAGTCCTCGTTTACGGGAATCACCGACGAGATAATTCGAGAAACGAAAGCGGCCTCCGATTTAGAGCGGGCAATGAACCGCCTA